AATTCTAATTTAATTAAACAGTTTCCTATCAAGAGTCTAGTAAACCGATTACGTATTTTAGGTACACTACAAAATGAAGGAGTAGATTTTATAGTACAGCCTGATCGTACTTTAACTGAAGCTGAACGTACGGAACAAAATTTAAGACGTTCGCAAAAAGAAACAGGCAGCTTTGATCCAAAACCTCTTAGAACGGTAGAAGATGAGCAGTTATCTTCTGCGGTTCAACTTGTTTCTACTGAGTTTGCAAAATTACAAGCACTTTTAAAAAGTGTTAGCGAGGCTAATTATGAAAATAGACGAGATTATTTTGAGGGGGGAGTTTTTCAAAACCCTGCTAATTTAACCTTAGAAGAGTTTACTGAAGCTAAAAAAGTATTACTAGAAGGTTTACAAGATTTTGAAGGGTTTCAAACACAAGCTGCAGCAATATTTGATGCTCCAGTAGCAGGAGCTACTCATTCACAGCTTAGTTTAGCTAAAAACCAAGAGATAGTAGATAACACTCGTAAAACCTTACAAGAAGAATTAGATAAAGTAGATAAGCAGATAGAGGAAGGAACAACAGCTCCTAAAATAAAAATTGTACCTTTTGCACAAATAAAACAAGCAGAACAAAACGGAGAAGGTATAAATGTATTGCGTAAACCAGGAGAACAGCATTACGGCAACCCTTTTAGCCATTTAGGACGTACTCGTGATACAAAAGCAACTAAAAATTTAAAAGACACAGTAGATCAGTACAAAGCTTGGTTGTCTGGAACAGCGCATCAAGACTTTAAACAAGAAAGACGAAACTGGGTTTTAAAACAAATAGATGAAGGTAAGTTAGATGGAAAAACTTTGCTTTATTATACCAATCAATCTCCTAATCATGCTGAAGCGCTACGTGACTTTGTACAAAATCGTAGTACATCTACAAAAAACGATTTTCTAAACGTAACACTTTCTTTAAGTGAACAGAGAAATATCTTACAACAGAGACTGTCTACTTTAAAATCTCTTAAAGAACAAGGAGTTAAAGACGGAGACCCTAATTTAGGTGTCAAACAACAATCTTCAGATCTTAATGTTGACGTACAATCTTTTAAAGCAACTCTTAGAAAAAGAGGTTTAGCAGACGACCTTATTGCTACGAATCACAACTTAGAAATTGCAGATAAATCTACAGCTGAACTAGCTAGAACAGCTGAGTTAGGTAAAGAACGCCCCAGGAATATAATTAAAATTCGTCCTACTAAAAAAACTACCGAAACTATAGATACAGAAACAGGAGAAGTTAGAACAGCTCCTGCTCTTTTAGCTCTTGTAGAACCTATGTTAAGTAGAATTATGAGTAAAGTTTTTAATGTATCAGGCACTAGACCTAAACAAGTAACTACTTTAGATAACATATTAGACGGTAAAGTAACATTTCCTACAAAAGACCAACAGTTGCTTATCGAAGATGGAGCACGTAGAAAAATAAGCACTCAACAGCTTATGGAAGAAAAAGCTAAAGAAATGCGAGAAAATAAAGAACGTGGTCTATTTATTGGTCTTAAAGATGCTGATGTTATTATTTTAGATATAAATGAAACAATGACTGAAGCGCAGTATTCTGAAGCAATTTTAACTTTAGGACATGAACTAGGGCACATAGTATTTAGAGAAGAACTAGATCGTAGTCTTAGTTTACCTGGAATACGAGAAAAATTAGAAAAAGCGTTTGAAAAGGATATAACAAAATCTCAACAGTATCAGGGTAAACATGGTTTTGAAGAGTGGTACTCAGACAATGTTAGTAGATATCTACTTAATGAGGGCTTAAAAGCTACTAATGGTGTAGATGGGTGGTTTAAACGTATTGCTAACAGGATTAGACAAATATGGAAACAGCTTAGCCCTATGTATCGAAGACGTTTTAATGTTAACCCTGTGTTTGCTGATTACGTTGAAAATGTAGTTAAAAAGTACAAAGAACCTGCTAGGCTAAATTCAAAACCCGCATATCTTGAAAAAGTAGCAGTTAGAAAAATAGTAGAAGAAAATGTACAGCAGACAGCAAAAGAGTTTGGAGCTAGTAAAGGATATATAGCAAGTTTAAAACGTAAGGTAGATAAGTTCTTACGAGAAAACCCTGACTTGTTACCTAGAGATTGGAGCAAAGCTATAAGTCACTTTTTATTTACTGCAGACAACAGATTACGTAAGTTATCGTCTGAACTAGCTAAACAACTTTATGACAGGTCTGGATCAGACGACCCAAGAGGATATCTAAACTCTAGAGGTAATATAGCTAGGCAGTTTAAAAATAGACTTTTAGAAATATTGCCTGCTGGTATTGCTACCGAACGAGTACAAGAGATTTTGTTAGAAGCAGAAGATGATCGTATACCTACGAGTCAGCTAAAAAGCCCTGAAGCTAAACAAATTAGAAGATTCTTACGGGACTTTTACAATGACTACATAGAAGGCAGTGGGCATAACCAAGGTAACGGCAGGGTAGAATTTAGAGAAAACTTCTTCCCTCGAGTTCTAATGATTGAAGCTATACGAG